CCATCCAAGCGTTCGAGGACTTCAAGGCTGACCGCATCGTCGCTGAGAAGAACCAGGGCGGCGACATGGTAGAACTCACGCTCCGCTCCGTGATGCCCTCGGCCCCCTACAAAGGCATCACCGCCAAGCAGGGCAAGCGACTACGAGCCGAGCCCGTGGCGGCGCTCTACGAGCAAGGACGCATCAGCCACGTCGGAGCATTCGACATCCTCGAAGACCAGATGACGGGCTGGCTCCCCGACTCAGGCACATCCCCAGACCGCTTGGACGCTCTCGTCCACGGCCTCACGGAACTCGGACTGGCGGCTGGCGCAAGTGCTGACCGCTTCTTCGCCGAACTCGCACCGCCCTGCGTCATCTGTGGCTTCCCCGTGGCGGCTGGCACTTCTAACTGCTCCAAGTGTGGGGCGCTCAACAACGACTACGACCTCACGCAGGTCTACCCCCGATAGGACGAGATGGCACTTCGAGACAGGTTCAGCCGCAAGGCACGAGAGCAGAAACTAGCGGAGGCTGTCGCCGAGGCTGTGAAGGCTGGTCTGGCTGGCTCCCCGATGGGAACGACCAACTACAACCGAGCCACCCCTGCTGAGCCATACTCAACCATCGGCGGACAGGGCATCGTCACGGGCATCGGTCAGGCTATCCCTATGGACAGACCAGGTGTCGGCTACGAGGGCGGACAGGTCGGCTCAGGCTTCGGAGCCATGCTCGGCCCAGCCGCACCACTCCTGCCAGCGCCCATCGACGTAGTTCTCGACGACTCGGGCCGTGCGCTTCCTCGCAAGTACGAGTACCAGGTCGCCACGAACCTCAACCTTACGCAGTCCGAGGTTCCCTACCAAGTCCTCAAGTCTCTCGCTGAGCAGTGTGACATCGTTCACCGTGCCATCGAGATTCGTGTGGGCGACCTCGTGAAGCAAGACTGGTCGTTCGACCTCTCCGAGAGCGCCATCGCTCAGATCATGCAAGAGCAGAACTGCTCACACGCTAAGGCTTCACGCATCGGGCGAGACCTCTACGGCGACGAAATCAACCGACTGACGGCCTTCTGGAAGAACCCCTACGTCCAGAGTGACCGCTCGTGGAGCGAGTGGCTGACCGAGGCGCTGTGGCAGGTGTTCGTCTACGACCAACTGTGCCTCTACCCTCGCTACAACTTCGGCGGCGACCTCATCGGCATCGACATCATCGACGCACCGACCATCAAGATTCTGCTCGACAACCGAGGCGACGTGCCTCACCCACCATCGCCAGCGTTCCAGCAGGTGCTCTGGGGCTTCCCCCGTGGGGAGTTCGTGGCCTCACCAGAGTCCGACGGCGACTTCTACAACTCCCCTGGCAAGTACGGCGAGTTCAAGACCGACCAGATGAGCGTCTACGTCAAGAACCGCCGCACCTGGTCGCCTTATGGCTTCTCGCCCGTCGAGGAGTGCATCCCAGCAGCGACGCTCTACCTAGATCGCCAAGCGTGGATGCGAGCCGAGTATCAGTTCGGCTCTATGCCGACGACGTTCATGAAAACGAACTCGATGGAACTCAGCCTGGAGAAACTGTCAGGCTACGAGCGAGTGCTGAATGACCGCTTGACGGGAAGCACCGCCGAGCGTCACCGCATCAAGGTTCTGCCCGACGGGTTCGACCCTATCGCCATGCCCTCGCAGGACGAGCGATTCAAGTCCGACTACGACGAGTTCATCATCAAGCGCATCGCCGCCATCTTCGGTGTTAGCCCCTCGGCCCTCGGTGTCGTGGCTCGTGCTGGTCTCGGCGGTGGCAAGGGACAGATGGAGGGCGAGAACGAATCGTCCGAGAGCGTCTCAACTCGCCCGATGGAGATGTACGTCACGGACGTAATCAACTCCCTGAGCCGTCGCTACCTCAACGCCGACCTCAACGTCTCGTTCGTAATGCAGAACCGAGCCAACGCTCAGACCGCTAAGGAGCAGGCGCAGGCTCTGCAAATCTCGCTGTTCTCGGGTCAGAAGACCCTCAACGACGTACAGGGCGAACTCGGTCAGGCGCTCTACGAGATGCCCGAAGCCGACGAACCGTTCATCGTCGCAGGAACCACCATCCAGTTCCTTAAGGGTCTGCTCGAAGTGGACACCACGGGCGAAACCATCGGACAGAAGGAGACCCCCAGTGAGTCAGACAGCCAAAGCAGCGAAGGTCAAAGCGGCGAAGGTGCGCAAGGAGTCGGTCAAGAAAGCCCGAGTCCGAGCGAAGCGCCGCACGATTCGCTAAGGGCGCAGGAGGCTAAGGCGTTCGCCAAGTTCGCCAGCAAGCCACGCTCACGGGAGTTCGAGTTCAAGTACCACACGCTTGAAGAGGCCGCAGTCTTGAAAGCGCAGATAACTGATACCCCAAAAGGACGTTCGACTACTAAGGCGAGCAAAGAGCAGACCGAGTTCATCGCTCGGCGGCGCAAGGTATCAGCGCACTACGCTTCCCTGATCCACAAGGCTCTCAAGGACTCCATCTCAGGGCTCGACACCGCTATCCGCATGGCGCAGGTTCAGGCCACCGCTAAGGCCGCTTCGGACAAGAACGCAGCCACGGCGGCAGTGGACAACCACGTCAAGATGGACACAACCGCCCTGGGCAAGCACATCTCGGACGTTCACGCTGAGGGCGGTTTGGTGGGAACGCAGGACGCAGCCGACCAACTCGGCGACCTTGCTCCCGACACCCCCATCGGCGCACTAGCGAACGGTACGGACTGGGACTCGTGGACACCAGGCGACCCACAGGCGGCCTCAAAGGTCGCAGGCGGCAACCTAGCAACGCTCATGGAGAACGCAGGCGTGACGCTCAAGGGCGTGTCTGACACCACGCTCAAGGCCGTTGGAGACATCCTCGGGCAAGGGCTCGAACAGGGTCTGCCCTACAAGGACATCGCCGACAGCATTTACAACTCCTACGCCTTCTCCTACGAGAGAGCGCAGGTTATCGCCACCACCGAGGGCAACCGAGCCGCCATCGCCGCAACGATGGACTCGTACACCTCGGCTGGCATCAGCCAATGGGACTGGAACACCTACGATCCATGCGACGAGTGCGCCGCTATGGGCGAGGCGAACCCCCACGACGTAGGCGACGACGCACCACCACTTCACCCCAACTGCGAGTGCTTCGTCACTCCAGTCATCAACTAGGAGAACAATGACCGACGAAATCAAGTCCATCTACCTCGGCAACCTGACCGCCAAGCGTGGTAAGGACGGGTTCATGTACGTCAAGGGATTAGCATCTGACGACACCCTCGACCTCGACCAGCAAATCTGCGACCCCGAGTGGCTCAAGTCTGCGTTGCCAGACTGGTTCGCATTGGGCAACATTCGAGAGATGCACCAGAGCAAGGCCATCGGTAAGGCTACCGAAATGGAACAGACGGGCTCTGGCTTCGTTGTCACGGCTAAAATCGTGGACGAGCAAGCCGCCAAGATGGTCGAAGAGGGCATCTACACGGGCTTCTCCATCGGCATCAAGAATGCACGAGTTATCAAGGACAACAAAGCGCCTGGCGGAAGAATCTGCTCGGGGTCTGTCGTCGAACTCAGCCTGGTGGACAGACCAGCCAACCCGTCGTGCGTAATAGAAATCGCCAAGTCAGTAGACGGCGTATTAGTGAAAGGGGCCGCCGTGTCCGAACTTGAAAAGGCTGAAAGCCCAACGCTGAACGCCGAAGCCGTAATGACCGAAGAGCCAGGTGTCGCCACCGACGTTCTGAACCGAGACGAACCCCAGCCATGCCAAGCCTGCGCTGGAACGGGCAAGAAGTCCAACGTCGAGGGCAACACCCAGGAGACCAACTGCGACGTTTGCGCAGGCTCAGGCCACCAGCCCGAGGGTCGCTCAGAGAACGACGAGCCCAACCGCCAGAGCATCCCTCAGGAACTCGACAACCGAGACATGAAGGACGCTGAGCCCGAACTCGCCAAGAAGGACTACTCCGACGCTGAACGTGCGGACGCTGCCGAGGCAGGTCAGGCACTCCCCGACGGTTCGTTCCCCATCAAGACCGTCAAGGACTTGAAGAACGCTATCCAGTCATTCGGACGTGCCAAGAACCCAGCAAAGGCGAAGGCTCACATCAAGGCTCGTGCTGAGGCGCTGGGCCGTGAGGACTTAATCCCCGACAACTGGAAGGGCGCTGACGCTGACGTGGCAAAGGCCGCCGAAGACCAGGTTCACGACGCTGACGAACTCAAGCAGATTCAGGCTGGCCTCATCAACTGCATCAAGGCAGAACTCGACGAGATGCTCGCAGGCGACGACAACGAAATCGCCGACATCCGTGAACTGCTCTGCACCCTCGACATGTTCCTCGCATGGTGGACGGACGAGGCATCAGAGAACCAGACCGAAGCCCCATTCACGGGCTGGGACGACACCGACAACACAGGAGACATGATGGCATACATCGGACTCGGCGTTTCAGCCGACCTAATCAAGACCGCAAGCGCAGAATCGGCGACCCCCGAGGTCAAGAACGAACTGCGCAACGAGATCGTCAAGGCGCTGGGCCTTGAAGAAGTCATGACTGCTAAGGCAGAGTTGAGTGAGGCGAAAGAGGAGATCCAACTCCTGAAGGCCGCCCTCGACGAAGTGAAGCAGATGGCTGTACCTGGCGGGCCTGCACTTCGTGCAACCCGTGAACAGACCAGCAAGTCAGCAACAGTCCTTGCGAACGAAGTGGAAGCACAGCGCCTCCGCAACATCGCCAAGCAAGTGACCGACCCTGCACTCCGCAGCCAGTACCTGACAACTGCTCAGGCTCTGGAAGCACTCAACAACTAACTACAACCAAAGGAACCAGAATGGCACTCGCCGCTCCCTCCCTTGACCAGATGTTCTCAGGCCTCCCAGCCGACGAGCAGGTCAAGCGCTTTGAGGCTTACAAGTCAGCCCTTAGCACCGTCCAGTCCAACACCCTCGCTGCTCACCGTCGTGGAGAAATCTCCTTCGACCCACAGCGTGGCATCAACAAGTCAGTCTCGACCGCCAACCGTGTCGCTGAACTGACCAACGAAATCACTAAGGCTGTTTCAGGCGACCAGTTGGCCGCCGTTCAGTCCTCGCTCGACGGCCTCGCCGACTTGCAGAAGGACTTGACGCTGACCAGCCCTCTGAACAGCAGCATCTCGGGCGTCTCGGGTCTCGTACCTTACGACCTCGACCCTGTTCTGTCGTTGCTCATCCCGAAGGAACTGTACCTTCGCAACAGCATCGCCCGTATCAAGGCTCAGGGCCAGGCTCTGGAGTTCCGCCGCATCACGGGTCTGTCGAACGCAGGCGTTGGTGGCGTGGGTCAAACCTCGTCGTTCTTCTCCTCGACCTCGGCTTCGACTTCGTTCGGTGGCGTTTCGCTGAACCGTCCTACCAAGATCACCTACGCAGCCGACAAGATCGTCAAGTCGTTCGTCGAGCAGGGTCTGTCTGACAGCGTTTCGCTCCAGGCTTCCTTCGCTGGACAGGGCTACACCGACCTTCGTCAGTTGTCACACACGGCTCTCATCTGGTCGCACTTCCTCGCCGAAGAGCGCAACATGATGAACGCTGTTTCGACCGCTCTGCCCACCACGGGCCTCGGCACCGCCACTGGTGCTGTGGACTCGACGGGTTCAGGTCTCCCTGCCTCTGGCACGGGTACTGTGCAGGTCACGTTGTCCTCGGCTTACGGTGAGACCCTGCCTGTTTCGGCTGGAACCATCACCTGCGCTGGAACTGGTGCAAAGGTCACTTGGACGGGAACTGCTCCTTACGGCGCTGTTGCTGTGAACATCTACGTCACCGTCGGTTCGACCGTCTACCGTGCTTCAACGGTGTCGCTCGCCTCGGGTGTGACGGGCCTTGCCTTCGCAACCTACGCTGCTGGCGTTCCTGCTGCTGACGGCTCATACAACGCCTACGCTGCTGGCGCTAACTCGGGCTCAGGCTACGACGGCTTCATCAGCACCATCGCTCAGTCTGGTGGCTACCAGGCTCAGTTCAACAACACCGTGTCGTCACAGAGCGAGCCTGCTGGCTTCGTGCAGGACGCTCTCGTGAGCCTCTACAACAGCACGATGGCTGACCCTGAAGTCATCTTCACCAGCGCCTCGGTTCGCCGTGCGCTCTCGAAGGCCCTGCAGTCCACGGCTGTCTCCAGCACCTCCTACCGCTTCAACTACGCCACGGGTTCCGACGGCGTGAGCATCGGTGCGATGGTGACGGGCGTTGCAAACGAAGCGACGGGAACCATGCTCGATTTGGTCACGCACCGCTTCATCCCACAGGGCACGATGGTCATCCACCAGAAGCAGTTGCCTTTCCCTGACTCTGGCGTGTCGCAGACCGTCGAAGTCCACAATGTCGTAGATTCGATGATTATCGAGTGGCCCCAATTGGGCTTCACCTACGACATCAGTTCCTACACATTCGGCTCGCTCGCTTTCCGTGCGCCAGCCTGGTCGGGAATCATCACGGGTATCACGGGCTGATAACCCACCCATCGCTAGTCCCCTGGACAGGCTGATCGCCGCAGGGGACTAGCACCGAGGGTTGAGCAGGGCGGTGGGGTTTCCTCCCCTTTCCTCCGCCGCCTTGCTCCCCTCCTCGAAAGGAGAAAACATGAAACTCGTCGGCTCAGACAGAGGCCTCAAAGAAGTGACCGTCAATGACGGTGCAGTAATCCAACGCCAGAAAGACGGCACGTTCCACGTCGAGGGCGAGACAGCACGGATGCTCGTCAAGTCGGGCGACTTCGCTGTCGCAGGAACGAACTTCAGCCACGTCCGTCAGGGCTTCAAGTGCCTCGACTGTGGCTTCAACGCACTCATCAAAGACCGTTGCGGCAAATGCGACGGCACGAACTTAGAGGAAGCCTAGATGGTCATCGCCCCGTTCTTCAGCACCGAAGGCATCGTCGAGCCATACGTCTCCCTCAACGAAGTCAAGTTCTCCGCCACGGCGGCAGCCATCGACTTCAGCAACCTCATCGAGAACGCCTCTCAGGTGGCCCAAGACCGTGCGCTCCAAGAGACCATCGTGCGAGCCTCGTCAAAGGCCGACACCTACTGCTACGGCAAACTCGGCACACTGAACGCCACCTCGAACACCGAGAACGGCTGGTATCGCCCGAACCGTGACGGGAACCTCGTGTTCACCCCCTCGTTCTCACCAATCCTCGCAGTCACCGACATCCAAGTCGGCTGGGGGCCTGGTGACGGCCTGAGCGACATCACCCTCAGTTCGTCCAACGTCGCCATCGACCGTGACCAGTTCACCCTCACCGCCCCCTCGACGCTCGGGCTCTACTTCGGCAACCTCGGCATCGCTGGTGGACGCTGGGGATACCAGACGAACATGTGGTGTCAATACACCTACATCAACGGCTGGTTCAACTCGTTCACCTCGACCTCGACCACCGCAGGCTCGACCACGCTCGTCGTGAACGACGCTACGGGCATCTACCCTGGCATGAA